CCTAGTCCCTAATCCCTAGCCCCTAACCCCTATCCGTTACACCGCCAGCCAGAGCGTCAGGTGGCCGAGCGTTCCGTGGCGGGTCGTCGCCGTGTGAAGGACGCGGTACTCGGCGCCGTCCACGGTGACCAGGTCGCCGTTGGAGACGGCCGGGTAGTTCGGGTCGGGGAAGTGGACCTTGAGGCCGGCGACCACGTCGCGGCCGTCGATCTTGAGCTGCCGGGCGGAGGGCTCGGCGATCACGCGCCAGGAGCCGGACTGCGGGGTGTGGGTGGGCTGGCCGTAGCGGTCGCTGCCGGTGGCCCTCTTCCACGTCGTGAGTGTCGCGTTGGTGATCATGTCATCCGCCCGCTCTTCAGCAGGTACGGCCGGAGTTGCTGGAGGGCCTCGAAGCAGACCGGCGAAACGGCCTTGCCCTGCTGGTAGGTCTCGAAGAAGCCGGCGGCGGACTGGACGGTGATGCCCTGGTGGCGGTCGCGGAGCCGCTCGCGGCGGGACGGCTCGGCCAGGAGCGAGAGCGCCTGGAGGAACACGGCGAACTCCACGGCCAGGGGCACGATGGCCTCATCGTCGTCGTCGAGGTCCCAGACGGTGTAGCTGCGGGTTGCCTTGCCCTCGGGCCACTGACTCGGCGGGTCGTAGACGATCCGCGGGAAGGCGCGGTCCTGGTCGGCGTCGTAGGGCTCGCCGGCGAAGCGGAGCGTGTCGATCTCGTCGGAGGCCTGGAGCAGCGCGGCGGCCTGCTGCGCCGCCGAGGCGGCCGCCCAGGCGGCGGCGTCGGCGACGCGGACGGCGTACTCGTCCGTGGCCTCCGTCACCGTGATGTAGGCGTCGGGCAGTGCCATCGTCTCACTCTCACTCCGCGCAGGCCATGTCGCCGAAGCCGAGCAGTGCCCGGCGGCGCTTGTATCGGATCGGCTGCGCCCCGGCAGTCAGGTACGCCCGCTGCGCCGCGTTGTACCAGTCGAGATCGACCGCCGCCGCGTGCGGGCCCGCGAGAACGGCCCCACGCGTCAGGCGGTAGTCGCGCCCGGCCTGGTCGCGGTAGCCGATCTGGGCGGGCGTCTGGCTGGTGAGGCTGTTGCCCCGGTCCGTCACGTTGTTCGTGTCGCCGCCGACGTTCCCGCCGAGGACGTTCCAGTCGGCCCATAGTTGGCCCGCGCCCGCCGCACAGTTAATGCCGTAGCCGGCGTTATTGCTGATGCGGGAGTGCGTCACGGCCCCCACGCCCGCCCCGGCGTCGGCATACACACCATCCCCGCCGTTATCGTCGATCGTGCATCGGGTGGCGGTCAGGTTGGTGCTGTTGACGACGCCGTGGCCGGAGTTGTCGTAGATCAGGCAGTTGGCCACGTCGCCGCCGAAGGTGGGGTCGATTCCGAGGCCGGCGTTGCCCGCGATGACGGAATCGGCCAACAGGAACCCATACCGGGGCGCCCCGTTGATCGCGTTGGCCCCGCTGTTGACGACGACGAGTTCCGTCCAGGCGCATAAGTAGGTCGGGGAGCCGCCGAACTCGATCCCGTGCGACCCGGCCCCGTCGACGGCCACGTGGTGGACGCTGTTGTAATTACCCCCGCTGCAGTACAGGCCGCTGCCCGCCGCGTTCGTCATCGCTGCATAGGCCAGGCGAATATAGGACTTGCCGTCGAGGGACACGTTATGCGCCGCCTTGCCGCCGCCGTCGAGGCCGAAGACGGCGGCGTAGTCGGTCCAGGCGGCGTCACAGCCGCGCAGCTCGATCGGGCCGCTGGAGTTGTCCCCCCAGAGCGTATCGATGTGCAGCCCCGGCGTGCTCTTGCTCGCGAGCGTCGTCGTGTCGCTGTCCGTCGTGTTGTTGATACCGTCGGCGAGTGTGATCGAGTCCTCGTCGCCGCTGGCCAGTTCCACAAGGACGTCCGTGTTCACGCCGACGTTGACCTGGCAGACCACGCCCGACCACTTCGCGCCGGTGTCGTTATCCACGACGGTCGCACCCAGGGACCAGCCGGAGATGTCCTTCCCGCCGCGCAGCAACACGAGGAGGGCCTGGTCGGCGGTACCGGCGACGTGGACGACGTCGCCGGCACTGAGGGCGGTCGCCAGGCCGGTGCCGCGAATCGCCGCTTGTAGGCCGCCCGGCCCGAGGTATTGATTGCCCGTGTGGTCGACGCCGCTCTTGTCGGCGTAGCCCTGGCCGAGATCGCAGTAGTAGTCCGTCATCGGCGCACCTCCTGCACGGGGAGCGTATCGAGCTGTGCCTGGATCGCCGCCGCGCGGGCTGCCGCCGCGTCGCGGTCGGCCTCACACCTCGCCAGTGCCGCCACCAGCCGCTGGCGCTCGGTGGGCTCCGGATCGGGTTCTCGCTGGGCGAGGTTGCATCCCTCAATGGTCCATGCGGGATCGGGCCGAACGTTCGTGAGGTTGCAGCCGCGCAGCATGATTCGCTTGCCGGCGAGTTGCGGGATGATCGTGCCCGGCCGCGCCTGCGAGAGGTTGGCCCCCTCGATCACGTCGCCGTCGCGGACGGCCTCAAGCCGATCGGCCCGCCGGCCACGTGAGAAGTTGCCAGTGATGTGTGCCATAGCCTACGCCTCCTCCAGGACGGCGATGAGGACGCCGTCACCGGCGGACTCGACGGCGAGCCAAAACTCGTCGAGGTCGCGGTTGAACGGCAGCGGGAAACACTCGCCCGGGTCGATGTAGCCGAGGGCCTCCGTCATGTCGTCCGCCTTGTCGAGCACCCACACGCGGCCGCTGTTGATGACCGGGATCGTATGGGCGTCGGCAGCCGGCTTGATCGCCGTGAGCGTCGCCCGCACGTAGGGCACGCTCGTCGCGGAGAGCTGCACGCTGTTGGCCGCACTGCCGTCCACGATGGCGTTGGCGTTGGCGATCTGAATCGCGGAGCCGTCGCGGCCGTCGGCGGTGGCGTCGTCGTCGAGCTTCTCCACGGCCGCCCGGACCGCCGCCAGGGTGGCCTCCGTGCCCAGGGCGCCGGCCCCCTGGGCGGCGACGGCCGCCAGGACGGCGGCGAGCGTGGCCTCGGTGGCGACGGCCCCGCCGCCGTGCGCCTGGATGGCGGCGAGCAGTTCGTCCTGTTTTGCCTTCGTCGCACGCGCTTCCGACATGATGACTCCTCTCAGGAAATCAGCCCCGCCAGGTGCATGGCGTGCCAGGCCGTGTTGTCGCGATCGTTCATGCGCGCCAAGGCGTGCGCCCGGGCCGCGCCCTTCCACGTGGCGAACCACGGCCCCGGCCGCCGCGAGCCGGCCTGCACCAGCAGGCGGTTGGTCAGCTCGAAGAACCGCCGCTGGTCGCCTTGCGTCAGGCGGGCGAGCCAGCGATGGCCCCGCTCGGGCGCTACCAGGAAGCCCGTCTCGCCGTGGCGGACCACGATCTCGGCCAGCCCCCCGACGGCCGTCGCCACGACGGGCACGCCGCAGGCCTGGGCCTCCGCCGCCGTGCGGCAGAAGCTCTCGCTGCACGCCGTGTGGACGTACACGTCGACGGACGCGAGGATGTTCTGCCAGTCCTTGACCAGGCCCGTGATCCGCACCGGGGCGCCGAGGTCGGCGTTGAAGCGGGCGATCTCGTTGAGGTGGCGGGTCCGCCAGTAGCCGCGCTGCGGGCCGGTGACCGCCAGGCAGGCCAGCCGCTCGCCCCAGGCGTCCTTCAGCCGCCGGCAGATGGCGACGTAGTCCAGCCAGTTCTTCTCCTCGCCCGGCCGGCCGGCCATGGCCACGACGAGCCGCTTGCCGCCGCCGGCGCGGGCGAGGTCGAACCGGCGGGCGTACTCGCGGGCGGCGCCGGCGTCCGAGCCGCCGGGGCGGAAGCGACACACATCGACGCCGGGGGCGACGACGCGGACCTTCGCGGGCGACAGGTCCGGGGCGAACAGCTCGCAGAGGTCGGCCTTGAGCCGCGCGTGGTGGGCGTAGCAGCAGTCGGCGCGGCGGAGGATCGCCCGGGCGCGCGGCGAGTCGTGGTGCTGCAGGAAGCAGGCCTCGGAGTGGAAGCGGACGCCGAGCTTGGCGCCCGGGCAGACGCTCAGGAGGCCCTCGATCACATCGCAGTGCCCGCCCCGCAGCGGGAAGGCGGCGTCGAGGTAGCGGTAGCCGACGGCGCGGGCGTGTGTCAGCAGCCGATACAGGCCGTTGGGCAGGCATCGCGTCGCGCCGCAGCGGGCGGCCACGCCGCCGGCACGCCCGATGTAGCCGGTCACGTCGCAGGTGTAGCGGCCCGTGGCGGCCAGGCCGTCGCCGAGGCGCTGGATCATGTAGCCCGCGCCGCCGGTGACCAGGCTGTACTGGAGGAACAGGATAGGCCACCGGCCGGGCTCGCTGTAGCGAGCGCCGGCCGGGAACGCGAGGGCCTGCCGGATGGTGCGGTCGAGGTCCATTAGGCGTGGCGGAGCCAGGCGGACAGCGTGATGGACGGCGTGGTGCCTGCCAGCGTCAGGTAGGCCCGAACGTAGCGCTTGGCCACGCCGCCGACCTGGACGATCGTCCCGGTCGCGGCGACGGCGAACTCCAGGCCGGCATCGCTCCAGTTGGCGTCGTCGGCGGACTCCTGGAGCTTCATGACGTATGTCTCGTCGCCCGTGGTCTCGTCGAGGGCGTCTACGTCCACCAGCAGGTGGACCGGGGCCCTCGGCGCCGGCGAGAAGTTCTCGCCGAGGTCGATCGAGTCGGATGCCGCGCTGGCGGCGACGGTGTCGGCGTCGTAGAGCTGGAGTTCGGCGTCCACGGGGCCGAGCCACTGGCCGGCGTAGGAACTCTCGGCGAACCGGGCGAGCAGGACGGCCGCGACTAGGGCGGCGACGGCGATGAGTGCGATCAGTGTCATGGTTGCCTCAGTGGGTTGCGTGTCGTGTGGGTCTCGGCCCCGGCCTGCGGGCTACGAGGGGTCCAGCCCCTCCTTGATGCCGTAGTAGCGGGCGGCGCTCTTGCCGTGGAACATGGCCAGGCCGACGCGCCCCTCGACCAGCGTCTGATCGGTGGTGCCGCGAACGCCCTGGTCCTCGACCTCGAAGAGGCCCTCGCCGGCCAGGCGGGCGATGCCCTGGAGGCGGTCCTCGTCGTCGGAGCCGCCGAAGGCGAAGCAGTAGATGCTGCCCGCTGTGGTGTAGCTGCCGCACGTCTCGTCGAAGCCGAGGATCTCGTTGCCGCTCTCGTCGTCCTCGATCACGACGATCTCGACGCCGTCGTAGGCGGTCGGCCGGAGGTTGCCCTGCCAGTCCACCATCTGCATCCGCGTCGAGCCGTGTGCCCGGACCGTGGCGCCCAAGGTCCTCCGCATGGCCTTGGACATCGTCAGCACCTTGTCGCCGTCGGCGCCGATCACCAGGTCGATCAGCTCGTCGACGTTGTCGAGGTCGAGGTAGTCCCCGTTCGTCGCCGCCTTGATGGTCTGCGGCCCCGTGCCGAGGCGGCGGTTGATGCCGTCGAACTCCTTGGGGTCGCTGGACGAGTCGCCGTCGAAGAACTTCTTCGTGAAGACGCGGCCGGCGGCCTTGAGCTTCATGGCGATCCGCGCGGCCTTGCGGGCGAGCATCTGCCGGTCCGTGCTGACCAGCCCGCCCATGATGGCCGTGCCCTCGCGCTTGGGGACGATGGCGCCCTCGGCCTGTGCGGCGTAGTCCGCGTTCAGCGCGCGGAAGCCGATGGCCGGCAGGGAGCCCTCCTCGGAGTACTCGTAGCCCATGGCGTCGCCGAGGTCGATGAAGTTCATCCGCTCGGCGATCGGGCTGGCGGCGGCGAAGATCTCGACGACGCCCGCCCGCTTGAGGTCGGGGATCGCCTGAGCGTACTGGATCAGTGTGTCGGCCATTGTCGTCCTCTCTGGGTGGGGCTATGCGCCCTGGCCCGCCGGGTGCGGCCGGCGGTAACGATTCATCCGTTGTCGGCCGCGTAGGCCGCCTTGAGCTTCTGCGAGCCGGTCATGTCGGCCGCGTTGGGATCGGCCGCCTGCGGCTTGGCCGGCGCGTCGGCGCCGACCTCGGGGAGCTTCCAGCCGTAGGCCTTGGCGTCGGCGGCGAGTTTCTCGCGGGCGGCCTTGAGGCCGGCCTCAAGCTCGCCCTCGTCGTCGGTCTCGGGGATGAGGCCGTGGTAGGCCTCGGGGAGCTTTCCGGCGCGGCCGGCGATGAACGCGGCGCGCTTCTCGGCAACCGCGGCCTTCGCGGCGGCGTCCTTCTCCGCCTCGCCGCGCGCGGCGTCGCGGGCGGCGAAGGCCTTGTCGATGAGCCGCTGGACGTCGGCGGCGACCTCCTCGGCGCTTCGCCCGCCGGCCGCCTGGACGGCCTCGACCTGGCTGAGCCCCTCGTCGAGCCGCTCGCCGAAGGCCTTGAGCGTCGCGGCCTGTTCGGCCGTGGCCGCCTGGGCGGCCTCCGTCGCGGCGGTTTTGGCCGCCTCCGTCGCGACCTCCGTTGCCAGCTGCTTGACCTGCTCTTCGTCCATGGACGAGTCTCCTCGTGGTGCACCGGGGATGGTCCGGGGGTTGAACATCGTTAGGCAAGCTATTCGGATTGGCGGGCGGAAAGGCAGTAGGCAACAGGCAACGGGGAACAGTGCGGGGGAAGACAGAGCGGGGCGATGCCGCGCATCCGACTCCGCCCTAGCCCCTATTCCCTATCCCTATCCCCACCTGCCCCGTCGCGGGCATGCGGGCGGCGTAGCGGCGGGCGGGGCTGTGGAACATCCCCTGGGCCTGGCGGCCGGAGACGCCGAGGAGGTCCGGGTTGACGTGGCCGCGCTCCAGCTCCGAGCGGCTCGCGAACTCGGCGATGAACGGCGCGACGTTGTGGCGGCAGTGCGGGTGGAACGGCGGGCCGCCCTCGGGCAACTCGTCGAAGGGCGGGTAGTCGGGATGCTGCCCGCTGTTGGAGAAGACCTTGCCGACGTAGAACGCGCAGAAGTCCGGGCTGACGGGCCCGACGATCATGACCAGGTCGAAGCCCATCGGGTCGCCGAGCTGCTCGCCGGCCTCCCGCAGCCGCCCGCGCGTGGCGTGCGTCGAGGCCTCGCGGAGCTGGTAGCTCGCGACCAACTCGCAGTAGCGGCCGACCGCCATGCGCTTGGCGCCCGCCCGGATGTAGCCGGCCTCGAGGTCGGCCTGCTCCGCCAGCTCCGCCTCGCTGAGTGCGCCCGATTCGAGGGCCTCGCGGCCGGCCTCCGTGAGGCGCGTCCGCAGGCCGCGAGCGATCTTGTTGAGAGAGCCCCCCGCGATCAGCCCCCGCCCGACCAGCTCCGCAAGCTCGGGGTCGGCGAGGATTTTCTGCCCGGTGCCGGAGATGATCCGGCTGGCCGCGTCGCGCATCTGCCCGTTGGCCTTGGCCAGGTCGCGGGCGATCTGCGTCGCGAACGCGCCGACGGCCCGCTCGTTGATCTGCGGCTCGCGAAGCGCGGCGGCGGCCGTGCCCGCCCCGAGGCGCTTGATCTCCGAATCGACCCACGCCTGCGCCTTGCCGTATAGCTTGGCCGTATTGCGGGTCACCCACTGATCGCTCTTGACGCCGAGCCGCTTGGAGATCCGCCGCACCTGGGCGAGCAGCACCCCCGCCCGCCCGCGCTGGAAGTCCGTGCCGCGCAGCAGCGCGGCCAGGTCACCGGCCGCGCGGCGGTACATCCGCTCCAGGACGGCCAGCTCGCGCTTGGACGGTTCGGGCGGCATCACCACTCCCAGCGGCAGACGATGCGAGGGAGGCCCCCGCCAACGACCACGTGCTCGCACGGCGCCTCGCCGCCCGCCCACATCGTGATCACGTCGAGCGTGATGCCCGCGTGGTTGCCCGCCTTCGCCGGCCAGTTGTACGGCAGGCTGAGGATCGCGCTGCCGGCCACGCGGCGGACCTCAACAAACGCCTCGCGCCACCACGGGCTTAGATGCTCGAACACCTGCAGGGCGATGACCAGGTCAAGCGCCTTGGCGGCGAAGGGCCACGGGGTGACGGTCGCGTCGTGGATCAGGCCGGGGCAACCGACCTGGCCGCCGGGCCACACGCGGCGGTCCATCGTGACGCAGCCCGTGACGATCGGCAGGAGGTACGGGCCGACCTCCAGCACGCGCCAGAGGTCGCGGAGGCCCCGCCGCCGTGACAGATCCCGGACCATGCGGGCGGCCTCGGCCATGTAGGCGGCCCGGCCCCTGTAGTAGGGGTCGGCCCCGGCCATGGCCTCGACGTCGGCTGCGGCAATCGTCTCCAGCATGAGCATCCCTTCCGCGCGGCCGCCCGCCAGCGGCCGATCCTACGGCGTACGCGCGGGCGCCAAGGGGCTGACCCGATTCGCGGCGGTCTCTGGGCCGTCGCGACGGGCGAACCGTTAGGGGGCCGTTTCCGGGCTCTGCGTTCTCTGCGCCTCTGTGGTCGCCTCGGCCTCCGCCCCCTGTTGCCTGTTGCCTGTTGCCTGTTGCCTGTCCCCCAGCGCCATCATGCCGTCCCTAAAGCCGGTCGGCAGGTCGGCCTCGGCCTCGGCCGCCAGCTCCGCCAGCTCCTCCTCGACGATGGCGGGGTCGTTGTGGATCTCCATCAGCGCGCGGCGCGTGCTCATGAGGCCGGCGCCGACGTAGCCGGTGACGACCTGCATCTTCTCCGTCTCGTCCTCCGGCAGGCCGTCGTTCCAGGCGAGGCTCACGTCGGCGACGGGGTAGCTCGCCCCGAGCACCCAGGCGTTCTCCAGGAGCATGGCCACGCGGAAGGCCGCGACGATCGCCGGGGCCATGTGGATCCGCTTGCGGTTGACGCGGGCCAGCGTCTGGCTCGCGCAGAGCTTGAACTTCTTCCACGAGTCGGCGCTCGTGCCGGCGCCCCGGCCGAGCAGCTCGGGCGCCATGTCCATCTGCCCCAGGGCCGCGTCGCGGGCCGAGGCCAGCGCCGCGAAGGCCTGTTCGAGGTTGGCGTCCCAGGTCACGTACCTCACGGCGTCCTGCGTCATGTCGCCGGTCGCCAGCGCCCGGCCGGAGGCCTGGAGGTTGCCATGGCGGTCGAAGAGGCTCTCGAGCGCCTGGACGATCGGGTCGGCGTGGGTGTCGAGCACGCGGGAGATCTGGCTGATGCGGTTGTTGACCTCGTCGAACAGGTCGGCCACGTCGCCGGCGTAGTCGCTGGCCCCGCGCCCGCAGGCGGCGTAGTTGGGGACCTCGACGACGCACAGCTCGCCGACGCCCGTGGGCTCGGCGGGCGGCGCGCCCAGGAGCCGCTGTGTGTCCGCCCGCGCCTTGACCTCGTTGGAGCCGGCCGCCAGCTCCCACAGCTCGTGCTCGATCAGGCCCGGCAGGTGGCGGATCACGCGGGCGTACCGCACGCCGCCGATCGTCGCGACGTACTTGATCTCCGCGCTCGCCAGCGTTTCCGCGTCGTCGCCGTAGGCCGGGAAGACGTGCTCGGGGGCTATCGGCTGGATCACCACGGCGCCGCCCCGGGCGCGGCACTGCCAGAAGGCGGAGCCGGCCCACGAACTCTCGGCCGCCGCGCCGAAGAGCCGCTCGTGGAGGCGGCTGTTCGAGGCGATCCGCTCGACGGCCTCGGCGGCGGCGGGGCTGTCGCCTGCGGCCTCGACGCCCAGCGGCTCGCCGAACAGCAGGTCGGCGTACTTGAGGCTGCACCGGCCGGCGAGGTTCTCCGTGATGTACAGCACGTTCCGGGCGTTGGGCCCGAGCGCCTTATAGCAGTGGCGCGTGTTGGCCCTCGCGTAGAACTGGTCACGGTGACGCCCCTCGAAGATGCGGCGGAGGCCCTGAAGCGCCTCGACGCGGGCCCGTTCGGCGGCGGTCAGGTAGTCCTTGTTGAGTTCCATGGTGTCACTCATTTTCGTGGCACGGCCGTCTCGGCCGTGTGTGTCCGCATGGGCGTCTCGCCCATGCTCCGCTCTCGCCTGCCACCCAACACGGGCGAGACGCCCGTGCCACCCAACACGGGCGAGACGCCCGTGCTACGTTATCTCCCGCCGGTTGCTCACCACCATCGTGGTCGGGGCCAGCCGCCCGAACTCGCGGCGGTACGTGAAGGCTGAAAAGTCGTAGCCGTAGACCTTGGGGCAGTTGGCGTCGTGGACGACGAGAAACTCGGCGCGGTCGGCGAGGCGGATCAGGTCTCGCTGGCGGCGGTCCTTGGCGTGGTCGATCAGCGCGACGGACCATCCGATCGCGTCGACCAGCGCGGCGTCGTAGCTCCGCAGGAACAGGTGCCAGCCCCGCATGTACTCCTGGAACTTCTCCCGCCAGACCGCGCCCTCCTCGACCGTCACCAGGCGGCGGGCCTGCTGCTCGCAGACGGCGTGGAGGACGGGCGTGGACCAGAGGCCGGCGCCCATCTCCAGCACGGGCCCCGTGGTGCGGAGGACGCACTCCAGAAGGGCCGGCAGGTGCGAGCCCCAGCCGTGGCCGGGCGTCAGCGCGATGGGTTGTGCGTCCTGCGTCACGTCCACGCCTCTCTTTCCGCGATCACCACTCGGCAGGCTTCGCCACGGCCCGCGCCCTCGGCGCGGCGGCCGCGTCGCGGGCGGCGGCCAGGCTCCAGAGCCAGGCCTCCAGGTAATCGTCCTTGATCCACGTCGTGGCCTGCTTGATCGGCTCGCCGCTGAACGGATTGACGACGTCGAGGACGCGCTTCTCCCGCTCGCCGCCGTAGCTCGGCACGGCGCCCGAGGCGTCCTCGGCGTAGTGCGTCAGCTCGGCGCGGAGGACGGTGTAGTACGGGCTGATCAGCGCGCGGCGGGTGATGACCAGGCCGTTGGCGAACTGGACGAGCTGGTGCTTGGCCTGGGCCGTCATGTGGCGGATGCTCACCCGCTTGCCGAAGCGCTGGGTCAGGCACCACTCCCCGAGGTCGCTCGCCTGGTAGGCCTCCAGGCAGGCGGCGCCTATCCCCCACATGCGGTCGATCTCCAGGAGCCGCTTCTGGATCGGGTCGCGGAGTGCGTACATGAACTCCCACGCGCCCAGGAGCAGGTAGACCGTGCCGTCCGAGGGCTCGCGGCCAATTGCCTTGCCCCGCTCGTCGTAGACCTCGACCGGCTTGCCGGCTTGCGAGGGGATCAGCAGCCGCCCCGTCGCGCAGAGGACCGACCGGTCAGGCGTCTTGCTGAACGCGCCGGCCCGGTCCAGCCCGACGCCGACGGCCAGGCTGGCAAGGTCAGCCTCGATGCCGCGCGCGAGTTCGACGAGCCGCTCGCCGTGGACCATGGCCGGCGCGCCGGCGGCGAACAGCGGCGCGATCTGCTCGTCGGACCAGATCGCCTCGCCCGCCCCGCTCGGGCGGTTGCAGTGGTTCCGCAGGAACTCGCTGCGGATCATCTGCATGTAACGGCCGCGAACCCAGTCGGCGTCCAGCCAGGGGTGGATCGGCTCGGCGCCGTCCTCAAGCCCCTCGCCGCAGCCGCGCTTCAGCACGTCGGCGAGGTCGTCGAAGTGGATCCACACCGCGCCGATCGAGGCGTCGCCGACGCCGGGGTCCGGCTCGCGGCCCTCTTCGGCCGCCCGCGCCGACTCCTCGGCCGCCTGCTCCGCGAGCTTCACGTAGCGGTAGACGGGGTTGGACACGCTGCCCATGTTCGAATCCACGATCGCCAGGCCGCACCAGGCGTCGCCGGTGCTGGAGGCGCCGACCTGATAGACCGCGTCGTTGTGCGCCTTGCAGAGCTCCGTGTTGTGGTAGACGTCGATCCGCTGGCCGTACGCCGTGGACTCCTTGGCCGGTTGCACCTTGATCGTCGAGCCCGTGCGGTTGAACAGCACCAGCCCGGACTGGACGACGATGTCGCCGTCGGCGCTCAGCCGCTGGCCGAAGTACCACGCCAGGCGGCCGCGGAGCGCGGGCGAGTTGTAGAGCGTTTCCGTGATCGTCTTGAGGACGGTCTCCTCGCCCTGGTCCTCGCTGTTGGCCTGGATGACGATGAGCTGATCGTCGTAGGCGTCGGCGCGGTGGAGGTCGTAGAGGCCGGCGATCTCGCTCTTGCCGCAGCGGCGGGGCAGGCAGGGGATGATCGTCCGGTAGCGAAGCGTGCCGTTCGCGGTGACGGCCCAGAGCCGGCGGATGACCTCCCGCTGCCACTCGGCGTACCGCAGCGGCTGCCAGCCGCCGGCCTTGGCGTTGCGGTAGCAGTGGGCCTCGACCCACTCGATATGCTCGTCGGGCGTGAAGTGCTTTCGGGCGGCGTCGCGCGGCCCGCGCTCGGCGGGCGCACCCTGCGCGCCGCCGCCGAGCAGGCCGGCGATCTGCCGGGCGGGGTCCGTCCGCTGTCGTTTCCGGGCGCGCTTGGCCATGGTGTGCTATTCGTCAAACCTGCCGGCAGGCAGGCAGGCAGGCGGCCCCCGCCGGGTGGAGCCGCGCCGAAGCGCTCCCGGCGGGGGCCAGGCAGGGCAGGCAGGGCAGGCGGGGCCTACGTAAACGCCAGCTCCACGGTCTCGCGGCAGTCGAGCAGCGGGCTGCCGTAGCACGGGCGGACGATCAGATAGCGGCTGGCGGCCGCCGCCTCGGAGACCTCCAGGTCGAGATGCCCGCTGGCGTCGGTGGTCGCGCGGATGGCGGCGGTGCCGTCGCCGGAGATGATCGTCCCCGCCGCGCCCGCGCCGTCGGAGATCGTCGCCGTCGCCGAGTCCCCGCCGGTGGCGGTGTCGGAGACGTGGACCTCCAGGACGTGGCTCTCGGCCAGGGCGTTGCCCTGGGCGTCGTCGAGCTGGAGCTGGACCTCGATCTTGTTGGCGGCCTCGGCGCCGGGCGCGCCCCAGTCCACCGCGACCAGCAGGTCGGCGACGGCGTCGGCGAGCTTGACGGCGGTCACGGCGCCGGCGGCCAGGGCGTCGGCGTCGACGGTGCCGTCGACCGGGATCGCGTCGATCTGGTCCTGCAGGTCGATCAGGAGCTGGTCGAGGTGCTGGCTGCTGTTGGCCTCGAAGATCGAGGCGTCCCGCCGCAGTGCGGCCTTCTCTTCGTCTGTCAGTGCGATGCCCATGGCGGCCTCCAGGCAGGGGCTAAGGGTTAGGCGCCTTGGCGGCGACGAGCCGCTCGAACTCGGCGCGGACCTTGACGCCGTAGGCGGCGTCGAACTTGGGGACGACGCGGCGGATGGCCTCCATCAGGCAATCGACCGCGTCCTTGACGCGGGCCTGCTCGGCGAGGTCCACGTCGAGCATCTTCGCCGTCGCCTTCGTGACGTTGACGTAGGCGTAGATCTCCTGGCTCATGTTGCCCTGCTCGGCGCTGGCGGCGGCGTCGAGGGCGCGGGCCTCCAGGCGGCCCTGGAGCTTGAGCAGGCCGGCCAGGTGCTTCTGCTTGGCGGCGACGAAGTCCGTCGTGACGGCCTCCTGCGCCGCCCGCTCGGCGTCGTAGCGCCGCTCCGACCAGGTCTTGCCCGAGGCGTCCGGGACGTAGGCCCAGCGCTCCAGCGTGCCGGCGCTCGGCGTGTCGGCGCCGGGGTGCCGGCGCCGGAGTTCCTTCGCGATCGCGGCGGGGGAGTTGCCGAGCAGGTACAGCTCGAAGGCCTCCGTGCGGACCTCGGGCGTGTAGGCCATCAGTCCTTGCCCTCCAGGTCGTCCCAGGGCTTGTCGCGCTCCACGAAGGTCTTGCCCTCGGCCGCCAGGCGCCACCGCTTTTCGCGCTCGTGGGGGCGCACGGGGTGGCGCTCGACCGACCGCTCCACCAGGCCGCGCTGCTGGAGGTACGCCAGGTCGCGGAGGGTGTAGTCGGCCGTCTGCGGGTCGGGCAGGTCGAGCATGACGTCGACCAGCTCGTCCTCCGGCAGCCATTTCGGGTAGGCCGCGTTCAGGAAGTCGAGCAGCAGGGCGCGCGACTCGCGGATCAGGGAGTGGCGGGCGTGGAAGGTCACGGGGCCTCCCCCTCAGCGCCGGCGGTCGGGCAGGCCCTCGCCGGGGCCTTGCAGGGCAAGCCCTTGACCTCGTCGAGCAGCTCGCGGTGGTTGGCGTTGACCGTTCTCATCAGCGTGCCGTAGAGCCGCATGCCCTCGTGGCGGGTCTGGTAGTGCTCCTTGACCTCGCCCGCGAGCTGCCAGACGCGGTCGCCCGTGCCCTGGTCGGCGTCGGCGCGGGCGTCCTTTTCCGCCGAGAGCGTGGCCGCGAGCTTGTCGAGCCTGCCGTCGAGCGCCGCGTGGGCCCTGTCGTTCTGGGCGATCAGGCGCCAGAGCAGGGCGCCCAGCACCGCGACGGCCAGGCCGACCACGAGGTTGACGACCCACAGCAGCACGCCGCCCACCGAGAGTTCCCGGAGGGCGGCGGCGGCGACGAGGCAGAAGACAGCAATCACCATGGGGGGCTATTCGGATCGGGGAGAGGCAACAGGCAGAGGGGGACAGGGATTAGGGATTAGGGGTTAGGGATTAGGGATTAGGGGTTAGGGATTAGGGATTAGGGATTAGGGATTAGGGATTAGGGATTAGGCCTGCCTGCCCTGCCTGCCCTGCCTGCTGGGGCTGTCGATTTAATCGATGCCCAAAACGAGTGATAAGGACTTATGCGCATCTGCATTGCCGTAAGTCCTTTGTTTACGTTGCCCAGACAGGGCCTTCGCGACTAAACCGACAGTCCCTGCTGGCAGGCAGGGCAGGCGGGCGTCACTTGCCCGCCCCCCCGGTGCGGTCCAGCAGGGCGATGTGGCCGCCCAGCAGCCGGAGCCCGTTGGCGCGTTCGGCCATCTTGCCCGCCAGCGGCGAGCCGGGATGCTTCCGCGCGTAGCGCTCGTAGGCCATCGCCATTGTGTCCAGCTTTTCTAGGCAGCGCAGCAGGGTGGGCCCGTGAATCGCGCCGCCGGCGAAGTGCCTCGCGGTGTCCCCCAGGGACTCCAGTTCCGCCCGGATCTCCGCCAGCCTGCGCAGGCTCGCGTTGGCACCCATCGCGGACGCCAGCCGCGTTGCCGTGCCAAGCAGCTCAATAACATAGCCGCGCAGCCGGTCGAGGAGACAGTCGGGGCACAGGCCGGCGTACGTCGAGACGTAGCCGTAGCCGGCCATGATTGTGCCGCAGCTGCTACACGTGTCCGCCATGGGCCCTGCCCTCCGTGTTCGCCGCCCCCGCCTCGCGGCGGCGGCTGATCGCCTTGAAGCCCTCGATGAGCTTCGTGAGTTGGTAGCCGTTCAGCTCCTCGAACGGGCCGGCCCCGCCGCACGTCCGCCGACGCCAGGCGTCCGACTGCATGGGCGAGACCTCGTAGCCGTCCGGCACCACGCCGCAGAGGGCGTGGCAGAGGGCCGCCAGGTTGGCCTTGCCGTCGCCGGTCCTGCCCAGGCGGCCGAAGAACGCGGGCCGCCGGCCGCGCCGGCCGGACAGGTAGTTCAGCCAGTCGAGCACGTGGTTGACCTGGCGGTCGGACAGCTCGCGGCAACTCCGCTCGCCGGTGAGGGCCTCCAGGAGGTCGCGGTAAGCGGCGTCGGCGAGCCCCATGTCGCGCTTCGCCGCGTGGATCCGCCCGAGTTGTCTATGCCGTTGTTTCCTGTCCATAAAGACCTCTATCTCTCTTGGGGCTCGAAGCCCGACACTTCCACCGTCGCCCCGTCGAGCCGGTCGCGGAGGACGGCGCGGCGATGGCGGGCGCGGTCGGCGCCGCCGGGGGCGGCGGGCCTGGCGCCCATGGTCCGCCGGAAGATCGCCAGCAGCCAGGCGGCCTGGCGCTCGGTCAGGCGGAGGCGGCCGGCCTCGGCCAGCTCGCCGGCCAGGTCGCGGACGAAGCCGTCCTCGGCCGCCGTGAACTCGACGGCCAGGTAGAGGGCGTGGTCGGTGTCGCCGTCGGCGAGCAGCGCCCGCAGCTCCCGGACGATCAGCCCGACCGTGATGCCCCGGACGGGCTGCTCGTACTCGGCGACGCGGCGGCTCATACCGCCGCCCTCCGCGTGAGGCGCTCCCAGGCCGCGCCGCCGCACTTGGGGCAGGCCGCCGGCGGCGGGTCCACGGGGCCGTAGCCGCAGCCGTGGCACTGCCAGCCGGCCGCCAGCGGGGGCGGCGCGGCCGGGCCCGCCGGCGCGCCGTCGCCCGCCGCCGCCCGGCGGCTGCGGGCCCGCCGGAGGCGGCGCAGCGCCAGCTTCTGTTCGTCCGTCATGGCCGCCCGGACGACCGTCGACAGCCAGCCGGCCGCCACGCCGTAGACGGCCGCGATCTCGCGGACCGTCTTGGCCCCCTTGAGCAGGCAGCCGACGACGGCCGGCAGGTCGGCCTCGGCCCGCCGCCGGCGGGCGGCGATCCGCTCGCGCGCGGTGCGGTTCTTCCGCCGGGCGTGGCCCGGGCGCGACCACTGGAGCCGGGCGTTGCGCTCGCGCCCGACGCAGGCGTAGTTCGACAGGTCCGCCGCGTCGTTCATGGTGTCGCCGTCGCGGTGCACGATGAACCGGCCCTTGGGGATCTCGCGGCCGGCGGCCAGCCACAGGTAGCGGGCCAGCGGCAGCCAGCGCTTGCCCGGCGGCCCGTCGTCGCGGACCTTGATCCAGCGCCGGCGGTTCTGGCTGTTCTTGTCCCGGCGGACGGTGACGGTGCCCACGGGCCTGTAGTTGTGTCTGCCGCCGGTGACCCGCCGGCCCGGCTTGAAGCGGGTCTCGTGCGAGCGGCCGCCGGCGTCGAAGTGCTTGCCCTTGTTGTGCGGGCGGTGGCCCTTCTGGAAGCCGCTGCTCGCGGCGGCCCGGCGGCGGCGGCATCGCCTGGCGGCCGCGCGCTGCTCGGCCGTGCTGCGGGCGTGGTAGAGCCGCTTGACCGTCGGGTAGGCCACGCGGTACTCGCGCATGATGCCGCAGACGCTCGCCTCGGCGGCGAGCAGCCTGCGGACGACCTTCTCGGCGTCGGCCTCGAGTGCGTCCCGGTTGCCGCGGTAGGCGCCCACCGCTACGGCCGCTCCTTCCCGAGGGCGCGGGCGATGTTGTGGTAGGCGGCCTCGAACTGCTCGGCCTGCTCGTGCGTGATGAACACGGGGCCGTAGGCGTCGGCGAGCGCGGCGCGCTCGGCCTCCCAGGCCTCCGGGTCGTCCTTGAGGGCGTCGAGGAAGTTCCGCACGAGGCGCACCACGCTCTGCCGCCGCGTGGGCGGGAGCTTGGCCAGGTCCTTCATGCAGACGGGCCGGGCCTGGCCGCCGGCCTCGCCGTCGTCCGGGATCAGCAGATCGAAGAGCATCATCTGCCCGACCTCGACGGCCGTCATCCGCGAGAGGGCCTTCATCAGCCGGGCGTTGCCGATGAGGTAGCTCCGCGTCCGCTCGCGGTGCAGGCGGACGCGGAGGGCCCGCTGCCGCTCGTCCTGGATCGAGTCCAGGTGGACGTAGCCGAAGCCGCGCTCGCCGAGGGTGATCGGCTCGCCGCCGTCGCGGGCGAGCCGCACGCACTCGCGGACCGCGCGGGCGGCGTAGGCGAACTCGCTTTGCCAGCCGAGCCGGCCGGCGATCTGCTCGGCGGTCAGCCCTGGTTTCTCCCGTATGCAGCGGACGACGCTCGCGGTCATCCGCTCCGCTTCTGCTTCCTTGATCCGTGCCATGGTTGGCTCCTTCCTTCCGGTCAGCCGGCCGCGCCTAGTCGGCGAAGCCCACGAGTTGGACGGCGACCTCGTCGAGGCGGTGCGCCCGCGCGTGCGGCAGGCACGCCGCGATGCACTCGTCCAGGGCCTCGCCGTCCGCGATGTAGATGTACGTGTCGCCGCCGCTGTCCTCGCCGTAGGCGGCGTAGGCGTCGGCGTCCTCTCGCTCGATCCAAATCCTGGTCAGCACTTCCTGCCTCCCTTGCGCGCTGCGCGGCGGCCCGCCGGGCCCCGCGCCGCCAGGGGCGACCGCCGCCCCCGGATGAACTCCACGGCGTGCTTGCGCATGGCGGTGACGGCGGTCGGCGGCAGGCCGAGGATGTCGGCGATGCGGCGGTCCGGCGTCGCGTAGACGAACCACAGGTAGAGGATCGCCCGCACCGTCGCGGGCAACCCGAAGAAGAGCTTCTCGGCGGCGTCGGCGACGGTGTCGCGGTCGGCCTTGCGGGGGCTCTCGATCAGGGCGCCCAGCGGGACGGCGCGGTCGGCGTCGGTGCCGAAGAGCGGGTGGTCGAGGCTGAACTTCGGCCCCTTGATCCCCTCGGCCCGCTGGTTGCGGCTCAGCTCGTCCCACCGGCGGATGCCGTCCAGGACGGCCCGCTTGCACCGCTGGTAGAGGTAGGCGCGGAGCGACACGTGCTCCGGCCGCCGGTTGCGCGCGATCCCGTCGCACAGGCCCATGAGGGCCTCCTGCCGGTAGTCCTCATAGTCCATGCCGTTGAGGTAGCCCTGGCGGTCGCCGATGTCGCGGGCCGCCTTCTCGGCGAGATCGCGGTGGGCCTCGAAACACGCCACCTGCTGTGGCCCGGTCAACTCCAGCTTTATCTCTGCCTTCCGTGGCATGAGGCGCTCACTCCGTTCGCTTAGGGGGCTAGGGGCCAGGGGCTAGGGGTTAGGGGCTGGGGGCTGGGGATCAGGGGTTGCGATCCCGTACTTCCGCCGGTTGGCCGGGGTGTCCTTGCGGAGGACGCGGGCGCGGAGGCTGACCAGCAGTTGCAGGCCGATCCGCACGTCGTAGCGGACCCGGCGCGCGTAGTCCCGCGCCGGGTCGTAGCAGATCGAGGCGTCCACGACCCGCCCGGTCCGGCCGCCGAACAGCAGCGGGTCGCCGATGTAGAGCACGGCCGTGCCCGGCGGGTAGCGGCGGGGGCTCAGGGCGACGCGGTTCACAGGCCGGCCTCCTTTTGGAGCTTCGTCAGGGCGGCGTTGAGCAGCCGGTGCGCCTTGACGCTGGCGGCCTGGTAGTGGCCGAAGCACCGGTGGCACACTTCCAGCAGCCCCGCCCGCCGCTCGGCGATGCGGTCCAGTAAGTCGCGGTCGTCCCAGAGGTACCGAATGACGTCGATGGCCTTCTCGCGCCAGTAGGCCAGCTCTCCCGCCTCGGCCTCGGCATCCACGAGCATCTCGTCGCTCTCCCGCAGCGCCTCCCGCAACTCGCGGCAGTCGCGCTCCATCCGCTCCACGTCGGCCTGGAGGGCGGCGTTCTGCTCGCGGAGGAACGCGGCCTCGGCGGCGGCGGCGGCGCGGCCCGGCGACTCTGTCTGTTCGATTCCCGGCTGTGGCATGCTGTGCTCCTATCCCGCGCGGCACGCGCGGACGGCCTCGGCCATCAGGTCGCGGTCGATGGTCTGGGCCTTGATCCGCCAGGCCTCGTGGAGGGCGAGGCTGACGACGTTGTTGACGGCGAGGGGGTGGTCCCGGCTGGTCAGCGGGTTGCGGCCGGCGAGCCGGCCGAGTTCCTCGAAGGCCCCCTCGTCGAGCGGCGCGGGGCGAGGGCCCTTCGCGCAGCAGCGGGCCCACTCGTGCTGGACGTACGCGGCGGTGTGCTTGCCCAAGCCCGGCAGCGTGGCGACCTCCGCCCGCTGGTCGATCTCGGCGATGCCGCCGACGGCCCGCAGCAGCGGGGGCTGGCCGATCAGCACGACGGCGAGCAGGCGGTCGAAGCCGTAGAGGTCGTCCCACAGCCGCTTGCAGGCGAGGAGGAACCGGCGGCTGCACGCGTGGGCGTCGTTGACGGCGAGGACCACCGTCGTGCCCCGGTCGTTGCAGTCCTCCAGGAGGCGGCGGCACTGGCGGGCGCGGTCCTCATAGGAGCGGGCCAGCCGCCGCTGCGGCGAGCCGTCCGGCGGCTCGATGCCGTACTTGATGGCGTGGTAGAGCGTCGTCTCCCGGTAGCGGTGCGGGTCGAGCCCCTGGGGCTCGGCCACCCAGGCGAGGCCGCCGGCGTCTCGGACCCGCCGCCTGGCCTCCCGCCAGGCGACGCTCTTGGCGCTGCAGGCGGCCCCGGCGACGACGAGGAACTGCCTGCAGGTGACGGCCTCGACGATGCGGCCGACCAGCGCGTCGAAGGCCGGCCAGAGGAACAGCCCCCCGGCCTCCTCGACGTGCGTGCTGAACGGCCGCTTCGTCCGCGTCAGCTTCCAGTAGTCCTTGCATCGGTTCGTCAGTTCCATCGTGAGGCTCCTTCACGATCGGCGGTTCGCGACAGGTCACTTGTCCGTCGCGATCGGGAATGGGTCTGCGAAGGCGTCGCCCCATTGGGGCTGCTTATACCCCTCTTTGCCACGCAGGAAGGCGCTCAGCGCAAGCGCCGCGTTCCTGTACGTCAGCGCGTACCGCCTGTATCCGCCCGTCTCGTCGGCGAGTCCGAGGAGCCTATCCCGCAGAGACCGCATCACCTTGGCGCCGCCGAAGTCCTCGGTGCGCAGGGCGAATGCGGCCTTCAAGAGGGCGGGCTCATCGCGGCCTTCCTGCAGCCACGCCCGCCCCCAGGCGGCGTAGACGCCAGCGACGGTCAGCTTCCGTCTGAAGGTCGGGAACGCCTTCCTGGCGAAGTCCACCGCTAGGCACAGGGATTGGTAGATCGGGATGATCTCCACATTGGCAATCGACCGGCTTCCCCGCCCCCCGCGACGGATCGCGCGGACGATCGTGGCCACGTGTCGTTCATGCCCGCCGGGAACCACGCCGGCGAACCTCAGTGCGTCTGCGTTCGATCGGGTGCGGTTATTGTCGATGTACTTCAGGCCATCAGCCGGCCAGTCACGTATCGTGTAAAACCACCAGCTAATGCCGGTCTCCCAGACAGCCATGAAACGGTGATTCCCGTCGAGGACGATCTGGCACCCGGCCTGATCGTTCCAGCCCAGCAGAATGACGCTTGGACCCCCGAGGTCCGTCCTCAGCAGCCGCTTGTACTCCTCCACTTTCCTCTGGTAGAGCTTCCTGTTGTACTTAAGACTCACGTCCAACTCGGCCCGGCACTCCTCAGGCGTCCATAATTTCCACTCGCCAGCGTGATTACAGCGGTCCCATCCGTTCGGCAGTTTCGCATTCATGCGAGGCTCCTTCGCATTGGGCCGGGAGGCCCGGGTTATCCGGCGCCGTTCGCGGCGCCGGGCAGTATCTCCTGTGTCAGCGACGCCACGGCGGCGTCGATCTGTGACTGTGTGACCTGGCCGCCCCAGCCCAGCGCCGCGCGTTCGTGGCGCTCCAGGGCCCGCCCGATGGCGTCGACCAGCTTGCGGAGCGCGCGGGTCCGGGGATACGCCGGCCCGGTGCGGGGCGCGACGCGGAGGGGGGGCACGATCTCCGGGGGCTCGACCTCGGGCAGCGAGGCGGCCCCCACGGCGGGCGGCCCCGGCGGCAGCGGCGCGGCGAGCCGAAGCTCGCGGCCGGCGTCGCGGGCCTCGATCGCGGCGTCGCGGCGGTCCTTGCGGAGGTCGGCGTCCTCGACGTAGCCCAGGCCGTTGCGGGTGAGGGCCTGGGAGATGACGACCGTCTCGGGGGCGGCCTCCAGCGCCACGCGGACCGGCCGGGCGGCCTCGTCCCAGTCGAGGACGCACTTCCAGACGAAGACCTTTTTGCCCCGCTCGATGCCCTCCAGGGCGCGGACGGAGTAGTCGCGGCCCTCGAACTCGATGAGGCCGCGAGCGTTGACGGTCCGCCTGACGCGGGCCGTCGCCGCCGCCTCGCAGTAGCGCTCGTAGGGCGGCGGCAGGTGCGCGGTCTTGCGGTACTCGGCGTAGACCTCGGCCGGCGTCCGCTTGGTCCGCCGGTGGATGTGGGTGGCGCAGTACTTGGCGGCGAAGGCCTCCGCCCGCTCGTTCAACTCGTCCAGGCCCCCCGCCGGCCAGAGGCGCAGCTCGCTCTCCAGCGCTCGCTGCCAGGTGTCCATGAACTTCTCGACCGCGCCCTTGGCCCACGAGTGGCCGGTCGCGTGCGCGCGGTGGTCGATGCCGAGTTCGTCGCAGACGTTCTTGCAGGCCGCCGACATGTTGCCGGGCCCCTTGTCGAGGACGAGCACGTCGAACACGCCGGACATCGGGCACTGCTGGGGGTACGGGCCGGGCTGCATGACGTACCACAGGAAGTCGAGCAGGTGATCGGCGGTCTCCCCGGCGACCTGGTAGTACTTGACGCGGAAGCAGCCGCTGGGGGGGTCGACGGCCGCGTAGCGGATGATCGGCGGCGTCTTGTTCGGCTTGTTGCGGTTGACCTCCCAGTCCTCGGCGAAGCGGATCCGCCGGCCGGCCTCATCGACGACGAACCACTGCCGGCAGTTCGTCGAGTCCACCTGCGTGGTGTGGCCGGGCTCGCCCCAGTCGATCTGCCGGCAGATGCGCGGGCCCTTCGGGGCGCGGCGCTCGATGCCCTCGCGCCGCATGTAGCGGTCTACGTAGTGGGCGGGCAGGTCGCAGTCCGGGTCGATCAGGCCGATGCCCCTGGCGACGTCGATGGCCCGCCACGTGGGCATGTCGCCGGCGGCCTTGACCAGCAGCGTGGCCACGGCGTCGGCGGCGGCGTCGCGCGCCGGGTCGCGGGGCTTGCCCGCGTCGCGGCGGCGGGCGTAGCCGAAGTCCACGCCGCAGTCCTTCTTCAGCCGCCGGCGCAGGTGGCCGACGGAGATGCCGTAGCTGCCGGCCGCGCCGGCGATCAGCGCCGCCCGCTCCGCCCGCGCCTCGGCGGCGCGGACGCGGCGGGCGATCTCGTGGAGGACGTTGTCGGCGAGCGGGGGCATTGGTCAGACTCCTGCGTCGGCCTCGGCGTCGGTCATGCCGAGCGCGGCGGTGTAGATGGGGTAGAGCGTGTCCTGCCAGTACTCGTCGAACTGCCCCTTCATGCGCTCCAGCATGGAGGCGTAGATGCCGAGGCCCGCCTTCGTCCTCGGGGGGTTCTGCTGCATGCGGACGAGGGGCCGCCAGAGCCAAGCCTCAATGAGCTGCGCCCGCTTCTCGTCGTCTTGGATGCCCGGCGGGATGTGCGCCAGGTCGCCCTCGTCGCGGAGGCGCTTCACCTCCCGCTCGAGGGCCTCGATCCGCCCGTCGCGGCTGGCGAGCTGCTCGCGGCCCTTTTCGATCTTCTTGGCCTGCCTGTCCGCCTCGGCGGCGAGTTCCGCGTAGGTCTTGATGACGGCGTCCGGGTCGGCGAGGCGCTTGTCGATGTCCGGGTCGTCGAGGGCGGGCTCCGCGTCGTCCAGGCTCAGGGCCTTGACGGTCTCTGCCGGCAACGCCTTGCCGGCCGTCCGACGGAAGGCGAGCATCCAGTGTCTCACCGTCCGGATGTTCAGGCCGGGGAAGTGCTCCTCTATGTAGGCCGTCCAGGTGCCGTAGGCGGCCTTCTCGCGGAGCATCCAGAACCTGGCCCCGATCTCGATGGTGTTCATGGCGAGGGAGTGCATGAAGACCAGGATCTCCGCCCTGGTCTCGGCCTCGGCCGCCGGCGACCAGTGCTGGATCCGGTCGGCCATGGCCGAGCCGCGCAGGAGGCCGCTCATCTCCCCGGCGCGTTTCTCAATGGCGGCGATCTGCTCCGGCGTCAGCGCCACGGCCAGTGCGTTCTTGTGTGATATAGTGCCCATCATGATCCTCATTGGTTATAAAAGCGGCAACCTGTTGCCGCTTTCAAAGACGGAGTTCCTTTGCTGCAAACGACTTAAGCGGTTGCCGGTCGGGGCCATTCCGCCAGCAGTGGCCGGCGGGGTCGGGGGCGCGGACGGCGCCGGCGGCGCTGCGGATCGCCTCGACACGCTCGGCCGGCGGGCCGGCGGCGAGCCAGTCGCGGTAGGCCCGGATGACATACCAGGCCCTGCCGTACGCCACGCGGTCGAAGTGCCACTCCAGATAGTCGATCCAGCGGCCCTCGGGGCACCGGCGGCGGAGGGCGCCGAGGGCGCAGCCCATGATGAGTGTGCGGCTGTTGGGCGTGTGGCGGGCCATTTTAGAGCACCTCCCGCGGCAGCGGCGGCAGGCCGGCGGCGTAGTCGCCGTAGCCGCCGAAGCGGTCGTAGAGTTCCAGGTCGAGGCGGAGGTCGGCCATGGTGTGGCCGGGCCAGCCGGCGGCGCGGACGGCGGCCAGGACGCGGGCGAGGTCGCCGAGGCAGCGGGCCTTGCGGGCGGCGAAGCGGCGGCGGAGGACGTTGAGGCGGGCCCGCTCGCCGCGAACCTCGGCGGCCACGGCGTCGCGCTCGCGGGCCAGCGCGCGGCAGCCCATGCGGAGGCAGACGCTCCGCAGGCGCGAGGGCCGCGCGGTGCGGCAGCACTCCAGGAGGGCGCGGAAGTAGTGCATCGTGATCCACACGCCCTGCGGTTGGCGCGGCATTAGAGGTCCTCCGGTGTGAGGTCCACGCGCGACGTGCCCTGGCCCGTGCGGACGAGGGGGGCGCCGCCGGCCGTTGCCCGCTGCCCGATCCCCGTCCCGTGCCACGGGGGCCGCCAGGCCTCCTCGCCGACGAACGTCCGGTCGCAGTCGCGGCAGGCGTAGCCGTACCAGGTGACCTGCTCGGCGAGGTGGGCGCCGCCGCAGAACGGGCAGCGGACGCGGGGGGCCTCCCTGCCCCCCGGCCCGCCGGCAGCGTTTGGCGGTCCGTCGCCGCAGGCGTCCGTTGCCTGCTCTTCGCCCTCCATGGAAGGCGGTCCGTCGCCGGCCCCATCGCCGCCCGGTCCTTCGGGGGCGCACGGCTTGCGGCCGCAAACGCGGCCGTAGACGCAGTCGAAGAAGTACGGCAGGTCGTCGAGCGGCACGCGGCTGCGGACGGCGAGCCCGCCGGCGTCCACCTCGACCTGGATCGATCTATCGTGTGTGCCGCTCATGCGTCACCCGCCTTTCGGTAGGCCGCTGCGGCCTGGTAGCCCACGGCCCGCGCCTTGGTGACGAGGTCCGAGGCGTGCTCCGCCGCGCGTTCGAGCTGTCGGACGATCGCGCCCGAGTAGGCCAGCCAGGCCATGGCGAGCCGTGGGCCAAGCTGGTACTTCCCGCCGCCGTCCCCGGCCGGGGCGAGGTAGCCGCCGTCGGCCAACGCCTTGAGCTTGCGGCTGAGCGTCCCTTTGCTCACGCCCGTGTACCTCTGGGCGTCGGTGGGGCCGATGACGAGCTTGCCCGTGGCCTCGAACATCTCGAGGATCCGCAGTTCCACGGGAAGGTCCGATGGGTCCGATGGGGCCGCCGGGGCTCCTTCCGGCATCCTTGCCATAATCACGCTCCTTCGGGTTACGTGGTGTTACGCGGCGCACGGTCTACGCTCCCTTGGGTTCCGCCGCATCGTCGCGGGCCAGCTCCGGGTGGACGTACTTGCCGAAAAGCTCCGAGGGGCGGCGGCGGCAGAGGCGGGCGAGGCCCGCCTGGACGCGGGCGGACCGTTCGCGGCATATGGCCACGTCGCACACGTGGCTGCGCGAGACGCCGATCCGCTCGGCCGCTCGCTTCCACGTGCCGGTGCCCCCAAGCCCGTTCTTGGCGAGCAAGAGTGCGATGACCGCCTTGACAACCTCGGGCCTCATTGCTATCATTCCTAGTAGGCCGAATATGTTCGGTTCCGGCGTCCGTGAAAAACCCGCCGTGGCGGGTTCGCTAGTGTGGCGATTACTACATGCCTCAATGTAGCTCGCCGTGGTGTGATGTCAACCAGAAAATCGCTAATGCGGCAGAAAAAAACATCTATCGCTCGGCGGCGGCGCAACAGCGAGGGCGAGGGGCATAGGGCGGCGCCTGCGCGATGCGCTGGGGGCGATGTCTCAGAAGGAGTTGGCTGCGGCCGCCGGCGTCGATGCAACTACACTAGGCCGCTACATAGCAGGCACTTACCGCATGCCGGTCGAGATCGCCGCCTCCGTGTGCGAGATACTCAGCGTCAGCCCGACCTGGCTGCTGCTGGGAGACGGCCCGCAGGGCCTCGGCGAGCTGGACGTGGCGTCCTTAACTATAGAAGAACTCACCAAGGCGTGGGCCGGGCGGACGGTCGCCCTCTACGAGCGTGCCGAGGCGACGCGAGAGGCGCTCGAGGAGACGAACCGCACGCTGGCGTTGCTCGTGTCCCAGGGGGCGGGGCCCCAGGCGGCGGCCGAAGCACGCGCGAGAAACGGGCCGAAGCCGCCGGAGACGCTCAGCCGCGAGGACTACTGGGCGGGCGGCGGCCCGGAGGCGTTCACGGAGCACGTGCCGATCGTCAACATCGCGGCGGCGGGGGCGTGGGCGGACACGGCCCAGGCGGAGGCCTACGAGCCGGGGGACGCCGAGGAGTTCCTCGACCTGAGCGGGTCGGGCCCGCCGGCCGGCGCGATCGCCGTGCGGCTCAAGGGCTCCTCCATGGAGCCGCAGTACCACGGGGGCGACCTCGTGGTGGTGGACACGCGCAAGCGGGCGGCCTGCGGCCGGGCGGCCGTCATTATCTATAGGGCGCGGCGGCAGGAGGCCGGCGCGGACGCCGAGAGCGAGGCCCGCGTCCCGGCGTTCAAGATCTACAGGCACACGCGGGGCGGGGCCGTGCTGGAGAGCCTCAACCCGGCACACGGGCCTATCGGGCTCGCGGACGACCAGATCGTGGCCGCCTGGCCGGTGCTCGAACACCTGCGGGCCCCGAGGGAGAAGACGGATGAGCGAACTCGATGAGTTGGCGAGGCAGGCGACGGCGCCCAAGCCGCCGCCGCTGCCGGGGGCGGCCCAACGGGAGAAGGCGGCGGGGGCCACCAAAATGAGGGTAAAACGCCGGCCCAAGCGGCTCGCCCGCTCGATGGCGCCAGTCGGGGTCATCCTGGCGGTCATCTTCGGATCGGCCGCCTATCGATACGTCGGGCGACACCGGCGCAGGCCCGCCAACCCCGGCCACCCCAGCGACCGCAGTCCCCAGGCCGCCAGGTCGCGTTCGGTGCGTGGCCTGATCGCCAATGGCATGGTGGCGAAGGTCGGCGCTGGGGCCGAAGGCCGCCCATACGTGCTGGTCAGCCGGCAATGGCTTGAGAGCGAGTACGACCCGCTCTGGCCCACCCTCAGGATTGTCTATCATCACCACGCCGACCAGTACCCAAGCTTCGGCCAGCACGCCGGGGACGTGCTGGAGGTCCGCCACGGCCGCAGCCTCGTTGGCACGTTCTCGCCCCGGCTGGGCTTCCGGCGAAACCCGAGCTTCCGGGGCCCCGCCCCTGACGGTCGCTGAGCCGAACGCCGTTCGCGCCCCCCTTGATTGCACCCTCACTCGGCCCTCACTTCACCCCCGGTTCCCCCCGGAGAAGCGCGCCTTTCCCCCCTGCGCAAGCTCATCCCCCTACACCTACACCGTCGCCGTGCGGCCGGAGCAACTC